TCGTAAGACTGAAACCAATCCCCCTCTTTTAGCCGTTCAATTGCACCGTCACTTGTTGCCGAACTATACAGCATCCATTGAGGCACTACTGCTTGCGAATAGGTATCAAAAGTATTCCCATCAGCATCAACCTTTTCATTCTGTACTCTATTCCTTACTAATGCAGCCGTTTCTTTAGCTATCAACACACTTTCTTCTTCCCTCGTTTCATTGAGCAGCACGATAACCTCTTTTAATTTGACTGCTAAATCCAAGAAAGACATAGTTATTTATGTTTGACAGCATGGCTGTGTTAAAAATTCCTCTGTATAGTATGTTTGCTCTGTAACTCCGTCGCTAATTACTAGAAAAATAATCCACCGCCCATTATCAGGAGGTAAAGGAAACGCCTGTGCCTGTGTTGTATGCATCCAATACCCTTGAGCTCCGTCTTTTGTGCCAGCATGTACGTGTAGGTTTGCAGGGTTTACGACATACGTTGTGCCTGTGAAATTATTCTCTCCTTTCGTCTCGTGATACACAAAAGAAATAACGGTGTCAAAATCTCCTGACAAGAAAAACTGAAAGGATGGTATTTTATTATTAGGCGTCTGCCATAAACCCAAGGAGCCATTAAACCCCTTGTTTAATTTACTGAATATGTAATCTAACTTATCATAAACAGGAAGTCCACCCCCTGAATCCTTGTCTGTGCTTTTATTTATTGCGTGTATGCTCATTAGTACTCTAGATTTAAGGTAATGATATTACTTGCTAAATGATAGCTAGAAGAAACCAATTGCCCGTCTGTGAATGTATTACCCACGAATTCGCTCGTTGGTTCAAAAAGAAAGAAACAACAAATAGGGATAGTTACTGATTCTAGATTCTTTATAGGCTTTGCTTTCTCAAAAACCCTAGGAATAAAATTCATAACCCCACTTGGGAAGGGTCTATAGTAACCCCAAAGTTCTTCCTGTAAATTAGCCATAGATTGCGGTGCGTTTGGTCTATAATCGCCAGTAATTGCACCGTTCTCGCTTCTAAAACCTATTGGTACTCCGTTATCTGTTGTGTTTTCAGGGGCTAAAGAATCAGGGGTTATTAACACAATCCCATCGCTAGGATAAGAATCAGGGTCGGAAATTATTAATTGAACTTCACTGTAGTATTTATCAGTTTGGTATGATTTCTTTCCAGACGCACAAGCATTGTCGTAATCTATATCAACGCCAGTAAAATCAATACTAACGTCTAGGCTTGGAAACTCCTCTGCTTTCGGAACGTCCGAGTTGTTGTATTCATATTTGTTTTTTTGCTTCATCCACTTACCCCCATCAATCGCAGTTAAGTCGATAACCCCTTGGTTGTTTAAGTCTTTTATATGCTCTATAATCAACCGCTTAGTCCCTTCGTTAACCCTCCAAAATGCATTGTACCTCCCCTCTATTATTCCTGAAAACAAGTCTCTTAAATTGGTTTTTTCGTTACTGGCTGGTTCTGATGCATCAGGGAATTTAACGTCGCTAATTGCATGAACTTGGGCTTTGTATTGAGGGCTTGGGCTTAGTCCTGTAACTGGACTGATTATATTAAACAGGAATTGGCTTTGCAAGTCTAATTCCTTTGTTTCTTCGTGCCGATTAAGCCCTAAATTAATAACGTCCGTTAATTCCCTGCCGTTGTTGATATTTACTATTGTTTTTTGAATAGAGTTCTGGTCTATCCAAAAAGATATATTACCAACAGGTGCAGACGTTGCTCCCGTGTCCATTAAAACCCATATTTCGTCGGCTACCGTTACAGGCGGGAATGGAGGTACGCATAACGCACCAACACAAATCGTTACTGTCGTTACTAGCGCAGGAACTAAGGCTGGTTGAAAGGCATTAGGCTTTCTGAACCAAGTTGAAAGGCTTTTTCCTACGCAATTATTAACGAGTAATTCCCATTGTGCAAAAACACCCTGCGGTGGTGCTTGCGGCTCTCCTCCTTGGCAATAAGTTGTTATCGTTTCTCTTGCGAAAACAGAGACTCCAAAAATAGGAGACCCCCCGATTGTATCTTGAACATAAGTCCCAAAAAAAGGTTTCGTAAGTCTTTGAACTCCTCCAATAATTGCATATTCGAAAACACTTATATCTTCTGCGTAAACAGACTCGACAACAGTAGGCGCTTCAAGAAAGTTAAAATTACGGTCATAGTTATCCTTTAGTGCCTGGTAAAAACTCTTTTCGGTCGGGTCGATTTCTACTGTCTGAGAATCAGGATCGTTTGGGGTTGCCTTTCTCCTCGTAAACTTACCTCTATAAATATCTATGCCCGCTGGAAACTCTTGGCAAAACTCTACAATTCGTACTATTAATTCTTGACATTCTCCGTGTTTTTCTATATAGGAATAAGCGCCATCAGCGTTGCCGAATTTTAACTTTGTAGCTAAGGACTTCACATACTGATAACTTCCATTTTCTCGCTCCCTTGTAGTCTCAATAACTACAGCCCCACGATTAATCGGAGTGTATTCAATGTCGTTGATATAGTACTTATGTGAACTCATACAATCGCTTCTCTTCCTATTTCTAAAAAACTAATAACAACATCACCTTCAAGCAACACCCACGCATCAGTCACCCAATCCCGAAACTCTGCAAATGTCGCTTCTCCGTTCGTCCCCCAACATAGGTACTTAAACCCGTTCTCGCTTGGAGACTTGGCAGGGTATTGGAGTTGGGTTATTTCGTTTAGTGGCATGGTTAGTTCTCTATTATCGTTCTGTAAAATTCTTTTGCACTATCTGACAGGGCTTCGTATTTAGTAGCTATTGAATCGGATATTTCATTCGCTATATTGTCAGGTATTAACCAACCTCCTTCTACTTGCTTGCATAAGCCAAATAGTCTAGCCATCAGTTGCCCGTGTATTTCATGCACAACTTTTTTTGCATCAATTAACGGGGCTTTATTTTTTGCTCTAAGCTCCTCTGTAGTGTACATATTTTGATTCCCATCCTTATCCACACTGCCATCTTCGTAAAACACAGCACCGTTTTTACATTCATCCGATTTTTTGCTCTCTTTCATTTGTACTTTATTTATCTTTCATTTACAATTATCAATATAACTCTTCTATTTTTATAACCTTATTTTCGTAATTAGATTCATCGTTATTGTTCTTGAAATGCAAATCCTTTCCTCTAGTGTACGAATACGGTAAGTGTCCCCTAATTATTGACGTAAAAACAGCCATTTGACTATCAGCAAAGCTACATGTATAAAGCCTTTCGTTATGCGTCATCGTATCTCCTATTTTGTGTATCATTTGCATTATTTTTTGTCAAATTCGCTTTTCTCAATGCTAGGATTAAGTCTTTTTGCTAACTGCCAGCTTATCCAATCGAAATCGTGACGGCAATTGTAGCCGCCCATGTCAATCAAAATACTGTTCTCTGCTTTTCTGCCTTGCCAATCAGCTGGGGTGTGATTCCAAGACAATATCGTTTCCCGATTGAAAACCTTACCATTTCTATCTTCGCAAAAGTCTCTAGTAGTAGTTATTTCACCCCCTGCATAAATAGCGTAATTCAAATTAAGAGCCTTGCTAAAGTTATCGTCTAATGTCCTGCTGTACGCTTGGAATTCATCTGACCCGTTCCTGTAGTGGTACGCTTCTATTGTTCCGAATTTACCCTCTTTGCCCTTTATTTGCTCTGTGATTAGCTTTTCTAAGTCGATAGTACTTTGGGAAGTTACAACGCTATTCTTCAACGTGTTCTGCAATCCTCTTACAATATCGTTATTATCGAACAGACTATCTAAAAAACCGCTAACTATTACTGTTCCTTTGTCCGTTATTCGCTTTTGTGCTGCTTTCGTTGGCTCAAATGGACTGAAATAGTTGTTCGTTTGCCCTGTTAATGTTCGGAATTGAGTATCATAATACTCAAACATCGCCTGATTAACAACCGTTCGCATGAACTTCTTTAATCCAGTAGCCTTGTTTATTTTCTTTAGGTTCGCCGTTGTGTTGCTTATCTTTCCGTTTGATATATCCAAAGACGGCATCAACACATTAAGAATATAACCGTTTAACTTACTTTGAAGACTAACTGCCTTATTAAGCAGTCCGCTTTCTGCTTTTCGCATCGTACTGCCACGCTTTCGGGCTGCTTTGTTTAGTTTAGTCTTTGTTGGCTTCATTGTTTAGTTTAAAAACAAATAAAAAGTTGTTCTTGATCATCGTTTTTTACACATCAGAGCTTAGTTGTTTTTTCTTCTTCAAAGCCAACTTCGTAATTCCAAAAACAGCCATCTATAATATATCCTTCTATCATTTCTAATCCTTTTAAATCATCGTCGGTATAATTTTCTTTTTCTTTAAACTTACTAATAGCCTCTTCCTTGGTTACTCCCATAAAGCACCATTGGTTACCTAAGTATCCCATTGAAAATGCTTTTATTTTTTTAGGTAAATCCATAATTGTTAATTATCTTCTTGGCTTTCTCCCTGTGCTGCCATGTCAGCAATACCCCCAACTGAGTTACTACTTACAGAAGCATCCGCAAACAATTGGGCTAATTCGTGGACAAGCTTTTTTTGCTTTTCGTAATCGTCCATCAAGAACGTGTTATGATTCGTGATAATATCCTCCGTTATTTCCTTAAAGTTAAGCAACAAAGACCGCTGCAAATCAGAGAACGGAAGGCTTAGTATTACCATTTGTTTCAACTCCTTATCAAGTCCGCCAAAGGGCATGAATTTTCGCATTACTTCATAAACAGAGGCGCTGCTGTCTCCTGCTCTGTTTTGCTTCAAGGCTAGGCGTTTAAATAAGCTTTCCAGAACTTCGACAGGTGCTTGAGAATCTCTTGCCATTTTCAATAACTCCAACAATTGCCCCTCGCTTTCTAGGTCGTATCTATTTGGATATTCTATTTCAGCTGTAACACCGTCAATGTGCAAGTAATCAGCGAACGTCTTTATTGTAGATTTAAACATCTTAGAAGGTGCCTTCGTGAATTGAGCTAAAGCATTTTGAGCCGTGTCGAAATTATTAAGAACCTCTGTCGCTGTTGTTGCTACTGTGGACTGTCTCGAAATGTCCACTCCAAACACAGCTCCTACTATTTTAGCTGGCGCTTCCTCAACTAGAGCCTTCTGCATCTCCATAAATTGGAACGGGTTGGGTGCATAGTGAATAAAGTCTTTCGGGCTTATCGTCAAAGGGTTGTCATTTGTTGGTATTCTAATTAAGATTACGTCCTGCTCTGAAACGTGTTGCATGTCCTTTCCTGTGCCGTGACAGGCTGGGCAATCTTTACCTGTTGGGTGCAATTTTCCACCTCTGCATATTGAATTTGAAGACGCATCTTGGTACTTACAAGGTGTGTAATACCGAATCTCTTTAGGGAATCCGTGTATCATTTTTGACACATCAAACACACTCCCATCATTGACCAAAATCTTACACTCCTCGCTGGCATCATCCCAAACTGACACATAAGTTCGTGCGTTTGTTTCAGGGTCTAATTTGTACCCTATTCTTGATATTGCACTGCTTTTTAGTCCATCGTCCTCCGTAAACACTAGGTAGGTTTTGTTGTTGTGCTTCTCCTCCGAAAGCCCATTTTTGATAGGGATTGCCTTTTGGGTTGTGGTTGCTTCTCTTCCTGTGAATATAGTATAAAAGTCGGTATTGTCTCTTATGTCCTTATCTAACTCAACAGCATAGGTAAGTTTATTATCATTGAAGTAATAGAAAATAGCAATCGTTTTAGATTTGCTTGGTTGATCCTTATTGTTTATAGTTTCAATGTACGAAATACTATGAGACAACTCACAAATAGCGTATTCGACATCTCCTTTATGTATAGAGAAATCCTTTACGTCTTTACTGTAAAAGATAAAAGGCGAGAACGATTCCTTGCCGTTTCTTACTTCCTTTTTTATCCAATAAAAAGCGTTTGGGTCTAATCCGTTTAAGAATAAAGACTTTTGCTCTACCCATTCCAATAGGCTTTCGCCATCGTTTCCGTAAACAGGCAAAAGGGCTGTTATTTCTTTCTTCTTAGCTTCGTCCTTATGAGATACGTCAAACTTTATCTTTTCATGCCTAAACACCTTGTCAAAATAGCCAATAACCTTTTTGATAACACTCTTGGTACGCTTTTGAGTTAGGTTGATCCGTTGCTTTTCCTGTGCATCGGTTTCTCTGGTTCTAAAGCTGTTGACAATTTGACCATAAAGCACTCCCGTTGATATTTGGCGGTAGAACTTAGCCTTCTCGACAACGTGGTTGTAGTCTGTATGGGTGTGTCCGTCTATTACTCTTTTTAGTCTGTGGTCCATTGTTGTTTTTTAACTCATTGTAGCTAAATAGCCTAATGCATCAGGGTAACAAATTAAGTATTCAAAAGCCTGCAAAAAGTGCCCCCGCTTTTCAATTCCTCGCTTATCTTTTGGCTTGGCTAGCTTTCCGTTTGCATCTTGGGTACAGTTCTCTAAATCATCTATCAACTCAACACAACTGGGGTCTATTTTTAGGCGAACAGGAACATCTATTCCTAATAAAATCTTATTCAAAAATACACGTCTTCCCATCATTCCTTTACCAATACTTCTATATCTAGGATTAGCTCTTGGTATCCTTTTTTCAACTAATATATTAGCCTTTACGCTTAACCCACTCAATAGGTCACCAAATAATGTTTTGGTCTTTATCGTATCTGTATTGCTGCTTATTCCTGTATTGTTATTGCCACTTGCATCTCCGTATTGAAAATATCCATCATCTCTAATGACAGGGTATCTATGTTCAAACTCTCTACCTAGGCTCTGAGCATCATTCATAGGAGAAGCTAAAGCGAATTTATCTATAATTGAAAGCACCCAATAATTAGTGTGCCCCATCCAAAACCCGTTCTCAATATACTCCATTTGGGCAACTATACCTGACATGTAAGGGCTTGTATTGAAATCAACTGTATAATGCAAAGGTAACTCTTTTTTATAACTTACCTTCTTAACTATACGCTCGTAATCAAAAGAAGGTGCATAAAGTCGTGATTTACTCGGTTTAGGGTCTTGCATGTAAAGCGCATCGAAAGTACTAGGGTCTGCTTTTGCTGTTGCCAGTACGTCTTTTTTACTGTGCCTTTCGGGCCATAACGCATCGCCAAAAAGCCTAGGGTCTACTATTTTGGTAAACTTTGGATTTATGAAACAATGTGTTTTTCTTATTGCTTCAAGCTTTAGAACCTCCCATTCGCTGGGGAAGCTTTGTAATATCTTTCCTGACAAGTCGTTTTGATTCCATCTAGTCATTGTCAATAGCTGCCTACTGTCCTTGTGTAACCTTGTCCTTGCGACCTTCATGTACCAGTCGAATTTTCGCTCTTGGTCAGTTAACGAGTCACCCTCAACGGCATCTTTTACAGGGTCGTCTATTAGAAGCACATCAACTGCATATCCCGATAAAGGACCACCAACTCCAGTTGCTTTCAAAGCTCCTCCTTTGTCTATAATTTCAAAGATGTTAGTATTATTAAGAAAGCTGCCTTTTGCGCTGTTCTTTATGTTTTGTTGATTTATCCTAGTATCTGGAAAGATAAGCCGATAATCTTCACTTTGTATTATTCGCTTTACGTCTCTGTTGAAGCTATAGGCTAAATCAGCAGAATAGCTACATATTGCCATTTTTAAGGCTGGATTGTCGCCTAGCATAAAAGAGGGCAATCGTCTAGAAGTTAGTTCGCTTTTGCCGTATTGTGGCGGCATCCAAACCATAAGGCGTTGTATTTCTCCATCTATAAACGCTTGAAGGTAGTCACATAAAACCCTATGATGCCAATTCGTTTTATAATCCTCTTTTGTTAGCTCTACAAAAGCTAATAGCTCACGCCTTGCTAATTCTATCCTTAGAAGCTTTTCCTCACGTCTCGCTATCTCCTTCTGTAATTCCCTCAAACTGCTTGGCTCGTTCTTCTTCGATTCTCCTTTTGAGTTCATCTGTAGATAGTTTTGAATAGTCCTCTTTATTCTCTGTTTTATCCTCCGTTTCGGTCTTGTCTGCCCAGCCGTAATGAGTGGATAAATTCATCTTTGCCATCGTTGCACTTGTAGTGCCTTTTGATGCACTTTCGTAGGTGTTAACTTCGCACAAATCGTGAATGGCCCCTAAGAGGCCCGTTATAGTTTCGTGTTCACGCCATCTATTGCCTATGTCATAAAACCAATTTCTATGATAAATTTTAAAATGAAGCCTTACTTTTTTCATTAAATGAGGTCTACTAGTTATTGTTTTTATAACCCTTTTTACGCTTTCTAATCCAGTCTCTTTTCCTTCGTCATTCTTGATTGCTGCAAACTCCTCTAGCTTCGACACTTCGCTCCTTAAATCAGTCTCTAGGTATTCTATCATTTTTGGCAGAACATCAAGCAAGAAAGATTCATCCCACTTTTCGTTGTTGGATGAACCTTGCATAGACTTACTAATCTTTGCTTTTGTCTCTTCTGTATGTTTACTGCCTTCCTTCATTTAATCCTTTTCTGTTTTGCTTCTTCAATCTTATCGTATGATTCATACAAAGCCTTAATTCTTGGATTCTCCATGTCAATACTGTTAATTGACCTATGCAATAGAGTGTTAATAAACCAACATATAGGTATTTCAGATTGAATATCTATTATCTCAGATATTGCTAATACTTGCGAAATAGTGTACCACTTACCTGTTAGTATAGGGAAAACACCATCTAGTATTAATTTTACCAACCTTCTAAACTGCTCTAGGTTTTCAGCTTCCATTATTTGCTATTTAATTATCTTAAACAGCCCAATACTAACTGGGCAAAAATAGAGCCTACTTTGCTCAATTGTAACCCCTACTCGACTTGATATTGTAAAATAGTAATCCTTATCTTTTCCAACTGCAAATGACATTCCAGCTTCAAACTCAACAGCGTGTCTAAGGCTTTGCGTCGCTTGACTATTGTATAAGTAATTAAACCCTACTGTTAATCCAAAACTACTACTGATGTGTATTCCAATTCTACTAACTGAACTTAGGCTTATCCTTAGCCCTGTGTGTCCTATTTTCAGTAACACATCAACAGACGGTATTAGCGACTCAGCTAATAACGGGGTATTGGTTATGGTAAACATTGGATTATAAGAAACGCCAACGTTCACGATAAATGCTTGAGTTCTTTGGGCGTTAGTTATTGTTGACAATATAATTATTAGAAATACTGTAATTTTCATTTATTTTAAACTTAAATACTGTTCTATTTTTTTTATAACCTTAATTTCTAATTCTTTGTTAAAAAGCGAATAAAAAAACGATTTAGGCTTTAGTTCTTCGGGTAAAGCTTTGAAGCAGTTAGGTATTTTGGCATAATTAGCTATTACGCCTTTGTTTGCTATAAAGAAGCAATACAGGAACGCACCACGGGCGTAATCGTTTAGCTCCTCCCATTTGCTCGTCATAGGTCGCACAATTTATACGCATCTGACACGTCAAAGCCTCTAGCTTTATAATCAGTCAGTGTGTTTTTTAAAGATTCAGAGAAAAATTCACTTTCTCTATTGTTGTACATTATGTGATTTATTAGCCTCTGCAATCCGTACTTTCCGTGCTTTCTCCCAAGCTCCAGTATTGATTTAATAGAAACTATTAGTTGCTTCATTTTTGGCAAGCGGACATTATCCCATTCCTCTCTATTTTCTAAAGTGGACATATCGCTAACTTTATCGTATTCCTTTAGAAGTGAAGGGATTGTTTCCACTTTACTTTTTAAGTCAGAAAGATAGTCCTCAAAATTATCCATATTCGTCATTTCTTTTGTATAAACATCGGTAACACAAGATACCTCACAACGCTTCCAGTTCCGTAAAGGTCAGAAAGGCTATCGTTTGCTTCTTCTTCCGTTTCTGAAAAATAAAACGTTTGGTCTAGCTTTAATTTACCCTTTTTTGTTACCCTGAAAACTGCATAGACTTTCTTCATTTGGACTGGTTTAAAAAAGGCGGCAGCAATTGAAACTGCCGCCCTACAAAATACTAAAACAAAACTTCTTTTATACCACGTAAGGCGCTCTAACCAATTGAGCTACTGCACCAAATAATTTAGCTATTCATTTCTTTTACAAAATCCCTAGCCACCTCTTTAGGTTTTAGATTTTCCTCCCAGTCGTATTGAAAGCTATCTCTGTCTATAATACCAGCATAACCTAAGTTTCTAGTTTCCCCTGCCATTATATCAAACCATTCATCAAAGCTCATATTATCCATTACTATATAATTTAGGTTATAAAAAGTACTAGTCTTTCCTATTAGTTAGCCATTTCTTTTCGGGTTGGGCACTGCATTCCCGTACAGCGCCCTTTATCCAAACTAAACCCAAATGTTTAGAGCCACACAAAGGACTCGAACCCTTAGCCTGCTGAGTACAAATCAGCTGCTCTAGCCAGTTGAGCTAGTGTGGCATGGAGACAAGTGCTTCCTCTCTTGCGAAACTGGCACATGCCTAGTCTTTCCTATTAGTCAGCCATTTCTGGCAGCATTCGTAATATACGCATTTTCGGGGGCAAATGCAAACTTACTAAGTCCTGAGCCCTGCCTCTATTGTCGTAATTAAATCCTTGACAAGCTGAACTGCTGCCCAAAATCGCTTCCAAGGTCCTAACTTCTTGATTCTATCGACCTGCTTTTTTAATGCTTCTTGGAACTCTCTTTGTTCCTTAATAAGCTGGTCGTTTTCGGTTCTTAGTGTCTTGTTTTCGACCTGCATTTTCTTAATCTCAAATCTTGTCATTATATTTATTTTAATTTACAAACGGGTCGCACTCCTACGCCCCTGCAATATCCACAAAAATACTCTCAAATTGATTGTTCCCAAAAATTGGGCTGAAAGTTAGTCTCTAAGCAGCATTGATTGTTATCTTTAGCCTAGATTTTCGCTTTTTGTTCCTTCTTTCCCTTTGTAGTTGTTCGTTTAGCTTTGGACTAGTGTATGGAAGGTGTTTTCTATTCAGACGGACAGAAAGACTCCTCTTTATTGACTTAGACCCAAAAGGATTAGGTTTCGTTTTGCTTCTTTTGCTGAACTTTTTCAACGTAGATATGTGACTTTTCCAAGCTCCCTTTGTAGAATATTTAAAATCCTTAGTTGATTCTCCTAAGTATTTAGCATCATCATTTGAAAC